CTTATCTACAACCTCTATCCAGAGGAGGTAAGACAAACAGAATAGGTTCATCTTTGTATGATTACATTGCAAGACACCCGGTTTCAGGTGCAAGAAAAGCTGATGAGTGGATTAAAGATTTAAAATCTACAGGTCCCGGATCATTTAAAACAGGTAACCCTGATTTTAAAAATATTTCACAAGCAGTAAAGAAAGAAGAGATGTGGGATTCAAATTTACTTCAACTAAATAAACAAGGAGAAGTAGTAGGAGGCTTTCTTAAAACAGCAGCTGAAAAAGGTTTGCCACTAAGTAAAATGGATTTACTTTACATTGTAGAAAAGGCTCCTGTTAATAATCTTAAAATGAGAAAACTAACAACTAATGTAAAACTTGTTGATGAGGCAGAAGATGTTACTCGACAAATGAATTTAGGTTTACAAGATTTAAGAGATAAGGTTGTTGCCAAAGGTGGTGACGAAGCAGGTGATATAGTTACTGATATTGCTGCTACACAAAACTCTCTTTTAAAAATTAATTCTAGATTAACAAAACAATTTAGAAGTGTTGATGGTGATGACTATGATGACTTTTCAAATATATTTGCAAGTGATATTCAAGCTTATAAAAATTTAGCTCAAAAGGCACGAGGACTTGGAGTTGCTGTAGATGCAAATGAAGTTACAAGAATTACAACTTTAGCTTCGAACAAAGATAGAGAATTATCAAGATTATTTAGTTTACAAAAACAACAGGGTTACTTACCTAAGTATGGTTCTTATAACGAGTACAGAATTAAGGGTGGTGATGAATATTTTGAAAACGTTGTGTATTACCCTAAACCATTACCAATGGGTCAAAGACTAGGATCAGAATATAATAAACACTACACAAGTGAGTATGGTGCTACGAAAGCGATACCGAACCAGGTGTATCATACAAGAGGAAGTATAAGAGCAGGTGGTACCAATCAAAATCAAAAAGTGATGATGATTGATGAGATACAATCTGACTATCATCAAAAACTTAGAAAGGTAAATCCTACTAGAGAAAAAGTTGTAAATGCTTTTGGTAATGAAATAGAATTTTTTTCTGCAAACAGAAAGCTTGATAAGATTGTAGAAGAGATGATGGATATTTCAAAAAGAGGTACAGCTAAAACAGCAGAAGATCTTGCACGATTTAAAAAATTATCTTCTGACTTTGATGAGCTAAAAAACAATTCTTTAAACTTAGCTAATATTACAAAAACACAAGCGGGAGATGGTATACCTTTTTTACCTTTGTATGGAAAAGAAAATTGGGGAACACACGCATTGAAAAACCAAATTAAAGATGCAGCGGATAGAGGTATTGATTGGGTAGCTATATCTCCTGTTGAATATCTACACCATGCGAAGAGAACAAAATATTTAGGTGACTTAGAATTTTATGGTAACAGATTTGGAAAAGCAGGATTCAAAGGTTACGGTGGAAGACAAGGCGTTGTAAGAAAAAAAGGTAATGATGTAGAGGAACCAATACAAGGTATGACGGATCCAAATAAAAAAGCGACGTTACCTGCAGCTATGGAGAAACTCGCAAAACAATATAATTCAGAAGTAAAAACAATTCCTGTAGCAAAATCAGACCCAAACAAACCTTTCAAAGTAGTGACTAAAGTTGACAATACTAAAAAGGTTTATGGTCTCAATCCAGACAAAGCAGGTACAGAACACATGGCTGCTTTCAGAACATTAAAAGAAGCTGAGAACTATAAATCTAGATATGGTGGTGAAGTCGTTGAAATGCAGGCGGGTGATACTAGATTATATCTTGATGCTTTTGCAATTAAAGTAAGCCCTGAAATGGCTACTAAACCCTTCAAAGCATATCAGACTGGTGGACTAGTCGTAAATATATTTGCATGATAAGATAATCCTGTTATAACAAAGGAGATAATTATCATGGCAAGTAAAAAACTTAAAAAAGCCATCATGGCAGGGGTTCTTGGCGTTGCTGGAGCAAAAGCTCTAAGGCAAGCAGGCGAGATGAAAACATACCTAGCTGAAGAAGGTGGTGCTAAACAAAAAATAAACTATATAACAAAAAAATCAAAACCCGTTAAAAAGAATTTTATGGGTAAAGTTAAGGACGCTGTAAACGTATACAAAGAAAAAGGTTTCAAAACACCTCCTGGACCAAATGCTACATCTAAAAAAGGTGGAACATTAGCTGGAAATTATGGAGGAGCTTTTGATTATTTTGACTTTAATACAGGTGGCTCTGCTACTAAAATGATTAAAGCAAGAGGTGGAAAATTAGTTAATTTGAAACCAACAAAAATGTCCTAAGTATGGCTGAAGTAGAAAAACAAAATGAACTTCCTGAAGAAGTTGAGTCAGCAGAAGTTGATATAGAAGTTGAGGGTACTGAGGAGGAAACTCCAGAGGAAGAACAACCCGAAGAAGATTTTTATAGAAACTTAGCTGAGGACATGGATGAACGTGTTCTTGGTCGTATGTCTGCTCAACTAATTCAGGATTATAAAAAAGATAAAGTTTCAAGATCAGATTGGGAACAAGCTTACACACAAGGTTTAGATTTATTAGGATTTAAATATGTAAATGCTACTAGACCTTTCCAAGGTGCAAGTGGTGTTACCCATCCACTTTTATCTGAAGCTGTAACTCAGTTTCAAGCACAAGCTTACAAAGAATTATTACCAAGTGATGGTCCTGTAAGAACAGCTATCATTGGTGCACAAACAAAAGAAGTTGAAGATCAAGCTACACGTGTAAAAGATTTCATGAACTACATGTTAATGGAGCAAATGGACGAATACACACCAGACACAGATCAATTATTATTTTATTTACCACTAGCTGGATCAGCATTCAAAAAAATTTACTTTGATGAAATCAAACAAAGAGCAGTTGCAAAATTTGTACCTGCAGAAGATTTGATTGTTCCTTACTATGCAACAGATTTAAAAGACTGTGAGAGAATTACACACATCGTTAAGATGTCGGAGAACGATGTTCTAAAACAACAGAAAGCAGGATTCTATAGAGATGTAGAATTAATAGCTAAGCAATCAGAAAAAAGCCCAATACAAGATAAATTAAATGAACTTGAAGGTGTCAAACCTGCAGGGGAAAAAGAATACCAATATAATATTTTAGAAATGCATGTAGATTGTAACTTAGAAGAGTTTGAAGTCGAGAGTTCTGAAAAAAAAGTAAAACTTCCATACATTGTTACAATTGATGAAGGCTCAGGACAAATTTTATCTATCTACAGAAACTATAATCAAGATGATGATACAGAAGCAAGGAAAGAATACTTCGTACATTACAAGTTTTTACCTGGTCTAGGGTTCTATGGCTTTGGTTTAATACATATGATCGGTGGATTATCGAGATCTGCAACACAAGCATTAAGACAATTGCTTGATGCAGGTACTTTAGCGAACCTTCCTGCGGGATTTAAGTCTAGAGGTATAAGAATTCGTGATGATGACCAACCTTTTCAACCTGGAGAGTTCCGAGATGTCGATGCACCCGGTGGAAATATCAAAGATCAGTTCCAAATTTTACCTTTTAAAGAGCCAAGTGCAACTTTATTTCAACTTTTAGGCTTCGTAGTTCAAGCAGGACAGCGTTTTGCAGCTATTGCAGACATGCAAATGGGTGAAGATGCACAAAATAGAGCAGTTGGAACTACAATTGCACTCTTAGAACGTGGTTCTAGAGTGATGAGTGCTATTCATAAGCGTTGTTACTATGCAATGAGACAGGAATTTAGACTTTTAGCAAAAGTTTTTGCAGATTATTTACCTCCTGTGTACCCATATGCAGTTACAAACGCAGATAGATTTGTAAAACTTGCAGATTTTGACGATAGAGTCGATGTAATTCCTGTTGCTGACCCAAATATCATGAGTATGGCTCAAAGAGTTACATTAGCAAACGAAAATTTAAAAATTGCCATGTCAAATCCACAAATGCACAACTTAAGAGAGGCATACAGAAGAGTTTATGAAGCTTTAGGTACAAAACACATCGATGCATTGTTAAAACCTGAGCCAATGCCTCAACCTGAGGATCCAGCGACTGAAAATGCTAAGGCTTTACAGATGCAAATGCTAAAAGCTTTCCCTCAACAAGATCATGAGTCACATATCGCTGCACACAGAGCGTTTATGGCTTCAAGAATGGTTCAAATAAATCCAATGGTCTATGCTTTGTTACAAGGACATATATCTGACCATATTGCTTTGATGGCACATGGTGAAATTGGAGATATGGTTCAAAATTCACCTGAAATGGTTCAACAAGCACAAATGGATCCAGATGGATTTAAAATATTATTTGATTCAATGGTTGCAAAAAGAATTGCAGAGATCACAACTAGACTAGCACAAGAAGAACAAGGACAAAAACAAGATCCTCTTGTTGCATTGAAACAAAGAGAATTAGATTTAAGAGCTTTGGATATGCAAAGAAAAGCTCAAGAAGCAATGATGCAAGAAGAAAGAAAAGCTGGTGAGTTTGAAGAGAGAATCGACCTAGATAAAATGAA